TGTCAGGTATAGTCGCAGCTGTACAGAAATAGTTTACATGCGGTAAACGCTGTATGCTGAACCTGAATCCTATCGGCGATAAGAAACTCTTGTTGATTGGTTGTGTGTTTTGTGTCATGTAACTCCACCTTTAAATTGCTTACCCTCTATTTATAAGGCAAAAAAAAGAGGAGACCGAAGTCTCCTCTCAAAATGTTCGGTATAAACCGAATCTTTTTTCTTCTTATTCTTACATAAGGTTGTTAACAGTCACTCGACGGTAGTACGAGTTCTTGTCAGAATCAGCACCAGCGGCATCAACACCGATAACGCCATTACCTTCAGCAGTTGCGAAAGGATTAGCAACCATACCATAGCGAGTCTTAAAGCCGATTTTAGGCTGGAAAGTATTCTCGCCAACAGCACGAACCATTTGTAACGGAACGTATGGGCAGTAGAACAAGCCAGCGTCAAAGGCAGAAGAACCCTTATAGCCAAGAGTGAAGTAGTTAGTAGTAGTGTAAGGATCGATATAAACTTTAATGCGACCGTTTAATACACCAGCGAAAGTGTTACCAGAATCGTCTACTTGTAAGCTGTTGCTTAAAGCAGGAGCATAGTCAAGTACACCAGCCATTTGAAGAGCAGAAGCAACATCAGATGAACAGATCATCACGTTACCTTTACCACGACGAGTAGCTTTAGCGATTGCATTAGCTTCTTTTTCGATTTGGAACATCAAGCCTTTGAACTTCTCAACAGACCAGCGACCGTTAGAGTCAGTGTCTAGATCGAAAACACCAGCAGTAGTTACGCTATCTTGAGCACCAACAGTAGCAGTGATGTTGATAGTACGAACAACTTCGCGGTTGATTTCAGCAAGGATCTCAGCAGACAAGATATTGCTTAACTCTTGCTCAGCGTCTAGACCATGTACAGCTTTAAGATCTTGAGCAAGTTCCATTGTGTACTCAGCTTTAAGCGCACGGCTCACAGCAACTACAGAAACTTTATCGATCGAGAAAGCCATTTCGTTGAAAGCATTGGCAGCGCCATCGCCTAATTTCTCAGCATCATCAGTGTCCATACCAGTAGATACTGTGTAAGTACCAGAAGGATCAGTACCAGCAGCAACACCAGCAGCACGAGCACCAGCACCGTTACCGATGGTTAGTTGAGAAGCAGCATTACCTTGCGCAGAACCAGAGAAAGTAGTATCAGCTTCGCCGAACAAAGCCTCACCAACACCAGTTTGGGCAGTGTATTGAGATTTCATTGCAAAGATAAGTCCAGTTGGACCAGTCATAGGCTGTACGCCACAGATATCATATGCAATCAAGTTAGGCATAGAGCGACGAACAAGGCTGATCAATACAGGATCAAAATTGTCAACGCTTGCGCCAGTTGCGTTAGCAGGAGCTGCTTCACCTAAAAGGCTAGGAGCGTGTGCGCCCATCTGGTGACCAGACTGCTCACGTGCTGCTTTTTCTTGGTTTTCTAAAAGTGTAGCAATAGTTGAACGCTTGTGTGCGCCGTCAATCTTTGGTAGATCAGCGTGCTCAAGGACAGGTTGCCACTTCGCTTGTAAATCGTTTGTTAGAATCATTAGGTTCTCCTTAAATAAGACCTTGTAGTAGATACTTAGTTATTTATAATATTTTACTTTTTAATGCTTTTTGAAATGGCATTCAAGTAAGCAGACATACCCGCATCAACAGGCGCTTCAGTCTCTTCAGCAAGCTCAAGAGGCTCATCATCTAGAATTACTTCTTCAACGACAACTTCTTCTTTAGTGAAGTAGTTCTCTTTGATCACCTCTAACTTAGCAGCAAAAGATTCTTGGTCTTCAAATTCAACACCTTCAGACAAAGACTTTAACTTAGCAGCTTGAGATTCAGTAATGCTTCCGCAAGCAGCAGACAAGATCACAGACTTCTGTGACTCAATCAACTCTTTGCGAAGAACGATGTTTCTTTCCATTTCTTCGTTGATAGAAGATTCGAGATCAGTAACTTTAGACGCTAATTCGTCAACCAAGTCAACTTTCTCTTCTGGGATATCGATGTAGTTTTCAGTGAACAGACCGCGCAATCCAGTCATAAAGTTCTCAACGATCTCAGCACGGATGCCTTGCTCGACTGCCAACTCATTCTCTTGCATCCACTCTTCAGCGACATACTCAAGGTAGTCGTCTAAGCGAGTAGACAGAGACTCAGAAATAGTAGTCTTTTCAGCTTCAAGTTCAGCTTCAAAATCAACAGTTACAGATTCAAGAATCTCGTTGACCTTAGAAACAACAGCAGCTTCGAAGATAGTAGTGGCTTTAGATACAAAATCTTCTGAAAGATCTTGACCGCTAAACATTGCTTCAACGTCTTCTGATACGACTACGTCTTCGGCACTGATTTGACGGATCTCTTTGATTGATTGTGTTTCGATTTCTTCAGAAACTTCTTCAGCTTCAAAACCTTCAACCTTCAAAGACGCCATAATTGATTCGTATGATGCGCTGATGTCGTCTTTCTTCATGCCTTTAACAGCATCCATCATTGCGTTGATCATACCAACTTTAGTTTTTGGTAAAGAAGTTTGCTTGGGAGCACCTTTCTTAATGTCAGCTGCTGAATCGTCGGCGATTTTCTCACCGTCAACCACAGAATCAACTGTTGCTTCATCAAGGGCATCAGTTGTTTCTACAACACCCTCTAGTTCTAAATCAGACATGGATTTCTCCTTTAAATTAATTGAATACAGTCTATTTATAAAAATTTATAATTTGGAAATAAAGTCGCTAAACACAGCCATTTTCGCTTCTTCTAAGTCGCGCATCGTAGCTTTTTGTATCTTCTTCTGGTATTCCGCAACTTGTGATTCACGGATGATGCCATTTTCCCAAACCCACTCCTTTCCTTCCATGATGCCTTGTACAAACGCATCTGGAGCGGATGGATCAGCCACAATATCAGCTGCAGTAGCTAAGTAGAAGTCACTCTGCACTTCGCCAACACCGCTTTTAGTTTGCTTAACCGAACCCATTCCCCGAGACGAAACACCTAATTGAGCGCCCTCGTCCATTAATGACTTAACGATAGCACCATAAGGTGTTTCAGTCATAATTTTTGCACGACCCATGAAGTTTGAGCCATCACGCTCTAACTTAGTGATCATATGAGATACACGCTCTAGGTTTATACTTGGACCTTGTGGATGACCAAGCTCACCATAAGCACGATTCTTCTTAACATAAGATTCGTTATATCTATTTATCTCTTTGTCCAAAATCTCTGCAGGATACACTCGACCGTTACGGTTCTGGATATCGCCTTGCAAGAATACGCCCTCGATGAAATACGACTTCTTGCCGTTTTCATCTTTGGCTTCGGTTAGATAATTAATATCTTCATTTACTTCGCATATGAGTTTCATATTAGTAACCTACGTTTGCTATAGCAGAGACCTTGAAAGTTGTCGCTCCACGCAAACCTTGACCGTCTGCTAAGTGAATAACAGCGCCAGAAGTAGCAGGAACCCAAACTGATCCTAATGCTGCATCTGCGGCAGTGCGTGTGAAGAGTTCAACTGCAGAAGAAGCAGAATTAAACACATAAACTGCGTGTTGCCCAGTTGTATCAAAACTTGTTGTTCCTGTGGCTAGTGCCGCAGCTGCGCCTAATACCTTCATGACTTACCTCCGAATGCGATGTCAACCAACTGAAACATTCCTTCAGGCGATTTCTCTAACATCTTCTCAGCCTTTGCTGAATTTGCAGGGTTTAATTTATTTAGCATGTTAACAAGAGCAGATGCAGTAGTCATGTCAATTGTCTCAGACTTACCGTTACCAAACTTAACTTTCTTGGCAGACTTAGTCTTTACAATATCGTTTAACTGGTCGACAACTTTGCCTTCAGCAAGGTCTGACACTTCAACAGCTTCTTCGCCTAGTTGTACTAGGAATTTGCCGCCAGAGTCTTTTACAGCCTTACCTTTATGCTTTTTTGCGAGCTTATCCGCCTTTGATTTATCAAAGAGACCAGCATCAGCGTATCCGTCATCAGACTCACCAGTACCTTTTTGATTCAGATACTTTTCTTCAGTAATCTCTGCACGATCGCCATCAAACTGATGATCGCCAGCAACTGGATGTTTTGTTACAGTCATTTTATGTTTTGCTTTAAAATCCTGCTCACCCTTGGCGCGTGGCTCCAAAACATCCTTTTCAGTATTGTCATTTGGACGACCGCCAGAAGCAGCTTCGGAAACGAACGATTTAAATCTTTTGATAGCCATTATTCTGCCTTATTCCTCTGGTTCTTGATCAGCATCTGGTGCTGACATAAAATTTGTAGAGACATCGTGTGTCTTTATCTCTATAGAATCCTTAATTTTATCCATCAATAAATCATTAACAACGTCCTTAAACGCTGCTACATCACCATTTACCGCAGCATTAATAGCGTCAATCGACGTAACTGCATTTTCTTCATCACTCATAATATTCTCCAACATACATATGTATTATATTTATAAGAGCAATAATCTTTATTCAAGATCATCGCCATCTTCTTCGCCCGCACCCTCTTCTTGCATCTCACCGTCCATCGTTTCGATGTCTTCTTCAGACTGCATCAATACCGTTTTACGAATCCACGCTTCCGAGAAATACTTACCAGCGTACTGATCAACGTCTTGTAATAAAGACAGACGCTCTCTCATAACTTCAGATGTTTTTAGTTCAGAAAAGTGGTTGTCTTCAGCAAAGTTGAACCGCAACTCTTTGGATATTTCTTTCCACTCATCTTTAGTGATAACACCCTTCAATAAGAGCTGCTTCTCTAAGATGATTAGGAATAGTTCTGAGAATCTACTTCTTAGTCTCTTAACAAACTTTGAAAATTTCAACTCATCACGATTAATCTCTGATGCTCGACCAAGATTGAACTGTCCGTCAGAGGATAGTCTTGATGAAGGAACATTTAATGATTCGTATAGTTTTCTTTTGAAGTATTCAACGTCATCCATCTCGCCGAGGTTTTGACCTCCTGGAAGTGTGGTTATCTCTGTGCCGCTGCTGCCCTCTCTTCGAGGAAGCCAATAATCTTCAAGCATGGTTAAATGTTTACGAGAATCATTAACCGCACCAGTGTTAGCATCATACACTAACTTATTCTTGTGCTTAACCATCATATCACGCAAGTATTGCTCGGCTTTAGCCTTTGGCAAATTACCTACATCTATGTAAAAAATTCTTCGCTCAGGAGCGCGTGCGAGACGATAAATTACAGTCGCGTCTTCCAGCATACGAAGTTGGTTTAATGGCTTCACGGCTTTTTGTAGATGACCGAGAACCAAGCTGTTCTGTTGATCCATCACACCACTATGTACATATGCTATAGAGTCAAGGGATATTTTAACACCTTGATTGCCTGCAGCAACGCCTTTACTGGAGTAGATGAAGTATTCGTTGTATTTCTTTGGAAGAGCTTGTTTGTTCTGTATTCCAGCATTAGCGCCAGAGTCACGTTTTTCTGACCGCACTTTTTTGATCTTTCGCGGATCAATATACCTTAGCTCTTGTATGCCTGCCGAAATATTGGCAGTGTCGATCATAATATGGTAGTATAGACGACCGTCTACATACCAATTTCTGAAGATGTCATAACCTTTTGTGTCAAAGTCTAATAGACTCAACACTTCGTCAAACTCTTCTCGAATTCTTTTCTTTATCGTGTCAGCGTGTTTAATCTCATCAACAACAACTTCCACCGCCGACTTGTTATCTTCAAACACAACAGCTTCGTTGATAATATCATCTACAGCCTTATCGCATTCACCTTGGTGAGACATCTCTCTATATCGCGTGATCAGTGCGGTCTCGGATTTTGCCGAACCCTCTAAATCAACTGTGGTGCCGAAAGCCCCACCAGCATTTACATCCAAAGCCCCATCACTGTTAGGTGGTGGTGCGAATGACTGCACTGTGGGTGAAGTTTCTTCTTCTTTGCGTCCGATCTGGAAGCCGAAAAGTTCTAATGCCATCTTGATAGTATCCTCATTATTAATAGGGGCAACACATAGTATTTATGCGTGCCCCCAGATCACTTTTTAGGACTAGATGCCGCCAGCATTGCCAGTAGAGCCGCCCGCAACTTCCCAATAATCATACTGGAATGTTACGCCATACTCTTGGATGCCTTCGTTATCCCACGCTAAGTCGATAGCACCGACTTCTGAAGGATACAAGCCAACAAAGTTGTAAACACGGAGTATTGCGCCGTCTTTACCGAACTGTGTTACTTGAGCATTAGACTTATACAAGCTAGGAGCAGTACCGCCAGCAGTATTCAAGTTACCCTGAGCACTGTTGATAGAGTGTGACCACTGTTCCATAGCATTACGGATGCCAAAGTCTTCGTCATTGATAATAGTTGGTGCCCATTCAGCATAAGTGCGGTTTCCAGCCAACTTGATTTGGCGACCGAAGTATGGAACTTCAACCGTACCAAGTGTAGAGGCAGGAATTTGCGCAGCTTTCACCATGAATGAAACTTGTTGATCAGCAACACCATTGATTGGATTTGTAATCTGGACTTGGAAAAGCGATGACCGAGCACCGCCCCCCTTTAAAGCACCAGAGAAATCATTTACGTTAAACGCCATTTTTAAATCTCCCGATAATCTTTATATTTATGCGCGACCAACAATCTCAGAGAACTCAACACCGCTGCGTACTGCAACAAAGTTCAACTGAATAAAGTTGATTGATCGGGCGGGTTTAATGTAGATATCACCAATGAATTCATTGCGGTCTACAACTTCACCAGTATTATTTGTTCCGTCACATACAACAACGAAATCAGTAATACCACGACGACCTTGAACATCACGCAAGAAAGGTTCTACCAAGTTTCTGAACTGGCTTCGAGTGAAATCATCATTGAATTCAAACAAAGTGAATTTAGAAGCAGTAGAGATAGCCTTTTCTAAAACGATAAACAGGCGACGAACATTGATACGATCAAACGCAGATGGCTTAGACAATAACGTCTTATCACCGAACAGTACAGTACCCTGTCCAGGAAATGTAGTTACTGGGTTGATGCCTTTCTTGTAAAGGGCATCACGATCGCCTTTGCTTGGGTTATAAGCAAGTTTGATAACATTCTTAACGTTGCCACGGTTGAAGCCAGCAGGTGAGAACCATGGATCACGAACCAAGTCCGTTTGAACCATAAGACCAGCAGTGTCAGCATTCAATGGAACATAGCGATAAACATCATTGTACTTATCGTACTGATATTTCCAGCCAGAATCCATAACGGCATATGAAGATGATGGCAAACCATTACGGAATGCGATAACGTCTTCAGTTTCTTTGCCAGCATAGCTATTGTTATTGACAACATCAGCACGCTCTGGAGACAATACAACGATACAATCTTTACGAGACTCAGCAATATTGCTGATCAAGTGTGTCGCTAGTGTAGTGTCAGCACTGCCGCCGAGTAGGAAAGAAACATCAACATCTTCAGCAGACTTAAATAAGTCATAGCCGTTGATTTTGTTTGCTTCAGTCAAGTCGCCGCCACCAGTACCACCAGCAAGATCCACGTTAGTTACAGCAACGGTTTCAGTGGCGAAGTTAGTAGACTTCACAGCACCAGAACCGTTATATGCTGCGCCGCCGATGCTGAGATAAGCAGACTGCTGGTTGATAACATTTAACCAGTAGTTGCCAGCACCTTGTTCAGTCTTAGCATCAACAGCAAGCGAAACGCTCGAATATGTTTCTAGAACTGATCCAGCAACGCCAGTAAATGCGCCTTCAGCGTCAATTACAACAACGTGCACTTCATCGTCTTCACCACCAGATGCAAGAGCATCAGCAGTTGTAACAGGAGCATCGTCAAACAGACCGTAGTATTCCCACTTACGATTCAATGACTTCTCAGTGCTTTCTCCCACTGCAATTGTGTCGGCATCATATGGCTTGTTCAGAGTGATTAAAGTATCAGAACCAGACGCAGCGAATGATTTTACTGTGCGAGTCAATTCAGTGTTATTTGGACCAATAACGATTGTATCACCGACTTGTAAAACGTCAGTAATGTCATCATCATTAGTAACAAGGATTGTACTAGCACCACGTGTTGCGCTGTAAGTTACCCCAGTGTTTGATTCCCATGCTCTTCCTCCAGCACAGACAGATACTTTGAGCGAATTACCCAATTCACCAGCATACTTAGCATAAAATGTTTCAGCAGAAGGGATTGTTGAGTCTTCGTTTTTAATTAATGCGGCGTTACCAGCTGTTCCAGCAGCATTTCTAGCGTCTGTATGAACAACACGAACTACGTTCAGTGCGTTTCCATATGCTAAAAAGTTGGCTGCGGTGAAAAAATCTGTCGCATTGTTTGAGTTTGGTTTTTGGAATATGCTTACGAGACGATCTTCGCTGTCGACCAGAACACGCTGATCAGCTGGACCCCAACGAAATGCACCAGCAATCGCACCTTCAGTGGTGGATACAGCAGGGACAACCGTTGTAAGATCAATCTCACTTACATTAACTCCAGGACTTACTTGGAATGGCATTGTTATTCTCCTTTGAAGAGTTTTAATTTTTCAATTCAGACTTGATATTTATAAAAACTCAAAGTTTAGTAATTATTGAAGTTCCCGCGTGTGACATAACTATCTGTGTCGAACGCTTCTGATTGCGGGTGGACTACAACGTTCTCATCGGGCATACCATCATCGTGAAATCCGAACGGCAGCATACTCTCCATCATCTCTTTATTAGACTTTTCTCTCAGCTGCATTACAGTACTGATGTCTGTCATATCTTTAAAATATGCTTGATCGCTTAACCAAGCAAATAAAACGAGACACATAACAAGATCGTCATGCGCCCCTGATTCAGCTTCATACGAGTTTCTCTTTCTCGAAAAAGTTGACAATTCTTTTATGGTTTGGAAGTCATTGAGTATCAGTTGTTCTTGTTCGATCAACAACTTCAGGATTGAACAACCCACAGCCTTAACGCTCTTTGTTGTCCGTATACCCTTGTCACAACGCTTACCAAAACCAGTAGAAATTCTTTTACCAGAGCGTCCTGCGCTTTCGGTGTATAGAATGTTCTCATACTCATACTCATAATGTACCAATTCAGCAACCTGTTCTCCAATGTCGTTTATTTCGACAAGAACGGTTGCTTCATTATATCTTTTACCAGTTCTATATATTACTTCTGCATATTCAGCAGGAGTGATAAAGTTATCTCTATACACACAGACCTGCTCGTATGGCATTTTTGTGATGTCTATTATCTGGAACGCAGAGTAATCAAGTCCCTTTCCTCTAGACACATCAACGATACATGCGTATTGATGTTCTGGTTCAGGCTTCTTATACATTGAGATACCACTACCCTCAATGATAGGCTCTTGATGGACTAATGTTTTTAGCTTACCACCATCAATAAGTGTGCCCGAACTACCGAGAAATTGACACTCATATTCCTGAGCGAATTTCTCATGATCATAATCCATAGCCTGCAACGTTTCTTCTTTCCACGCAGCGTCACGTCCAGGAACATCATCCCAATTAACTTTAACAAACTGATAACCATTTGTGCCTTTACTCGCACCCTCACAGGTCTTGTAAAAATGGTTCAATCCATTTGGTGTAGATGTCAATAGTATCTTGGTTGTGTTACCCGATGATATTGTCGGAAACACTGAAGCAAAGAACTCATCCCAGTTCTCTACGAATGCAGTCTCATCAATATACAAGAATGATACAGACTTACCACGAATAGCGGATGAGGATGTCGCCGCAGCAATGATCTTACAACCATTCTCAAAAGTAACCGAACCCTTGTTCCACTCAACAACACCCTGTTGCATCCATTGCGGTAATGCTTCATATGCTATCTTGATTCGATCTAGAATCTCACGAGCAGCGTCACCTTTGTTTGCTAATAATGCAACAGTCTTATGTTCGTTGAATAGTATGAACTGTAAGATAACCGCAACCGCAGTTGTTGTCTTACCAGCCTGTCGTGATGTTACTACAGCCGCTCTACGATTATTGGTTATCTTGTCAATAATCTCGCGCTGATAATCATACAGGCGCATTGGTATTAAGCCGTGATCTACATGAACAATCTGTATGTAGTTCTCAGCAAAATAGATCGGATCTCTAGCGCATTTCACATATTCTGCGACTTGCTCTTGAGTCCAATTGATTTGAACGCCCTTCTTTTTTAGAAGAGCATTGCCATTATATGTATCAACCAATTACAACAACGCCTTCTTTGATCAATCGATCTCTATTAGCCAGATGTTGTGCGTCAACGTCATCTTTTGATCCGCCAAAATAAGGAACAGCATGCCCCTCTTCGATCATGATCTTCGTGGCTGGACGCCATGAATCAGTTGAAAAATCGTATACGTCAAAGTCACCGAGTACACGACCAAACTTACCTTTCATGTCTTCACCTTTCTTACTGACTTGCGTTTTGAGAATAGATGTTTTACCGAGCAATGACTTCAGTCGCGCTTTAGCCGCTAGACCGAACTGCTTCTCGACTTTATCGCGTGTGCGTGATTCTGGAGTATCAATACCCATGACACGAACACGCTCACCTTTGAGCCAGACACCAAAACCTAAATCGATGTCTACGTCTACTGTATCGCCGTCAACAACTCGAATAATCTTACATCTATATTCATACATTTTTATCATCACCATTAATTAGTTTTTGAAGATCCGCAGTGCTGCCGACATACAATGTGTTGTTGGTCACGCCAGCTGGGGTGTCTTTTGTTTCTTCTTCACGTAAAATTTTGACTTTCTTCTGTATATCGAGCAAGTCTTTATTCGCCTCAACTAAGGTCTTCGTTAGCTGAGAGACCACCTCGAACGCCCGAGGATGCTCGCTCGCCTTTGCAAGCTCTAATAGGTTATCTAAGGCGAAGGATCCTTTCTCTATAACATCATAGAGATTATCTCTTGCATAATGGTAGTCTTTGGAGATGTCATCTGGGAGAGACTTAGCCTTTTCTTCAAAGTTGGCTCTCCTTAATGAGTGGGTGGGCGCATCATCTACTAGCTCTGATTCTACGTCAAATATCTCATTCAAATTATCTGTAACATTATTTTTCATATCAATTATCTTTTTTAACTACTGAAAAAATCTTCTTTATCAAACGCAAACCCAAAGTTGTTGTCTGAAGTTATTGTAGATGTCGCCACACTAGCAGAGGAGTTTGCTGTCGCAGTGCCGTCAGGCAGTAATCCAGGAGTCAATGTCGTTCTGCTCTGAGGATCTACAGCTGGGTTTGGAACAAACGTTTCAGAGGGTATTCCAATGTCAACGATTGATCTCTTAATAACACCCTTAGTGCTTACTGGACCGAAAATATAACCCTTGACTGTGAAGTTAAAAGAGTATATAATAGCTCTGCGTGTTTGATAATCTGCTTCATATGAGTCTTCTATTGACATGCCTTGTAGTACAGTTGGTATGTCATAATAGTGTCCTGTCTCTGGAACCAACTTAACACTATGTGTGAACTCAGGTCTGAAATAAGGAAGTATCTGCTCAACTACTTGTACAGCATCTTCGTTATTCGCAAACATCCCATATAACGTTATATTTATATCATACGGAACAGGTGTGAATTGTGATGACATCGCCTGATTGTTTGTTCCAACACTAGTGTTTCTCTGTAGCTTATTCAGCCCACGATTAGCACTGTATGACATATCAGTTATCTCAAACGAAAGTCTAGGAAGTTGTGTTGCCACTTTCCTGTCTAAGTTTGGATCTTGATTCAGCCTTGCTAGAAACTTTTCTTTTGGACCATATGCAATAGGAACGCGAATTGCTTGTGTAGCATTTCCATCGTTATCTTTACGCACAATATCAATATCATTAAACATTCTTCCGAACATAATGATGTATTTTCGTAGTGCGCCGTGATCGTAGTGTGATCCGAACATTACCAGCTACCTCCTTCACTAAATGGATTCATTTCGCTGAAGTCAAGGAAGTCGTCAGATTCTGTGTTGAAGAGATCATTGGTGGCAGCTTTGTCAGTATTCTCGATAGCATAACTCTCATCGACAATACTCTCACCAGACTCAAGAACAAGATTGTCTCCGTCCTCAGCAAGTATCTGGGTATCCATCATATCACCAGAGTATGCGTCTTCAATACCGTCAATCGCAGGAATGCCAGTGTTAAGTCTCTCGTGGCTGTATTCGAAGAGTTCACAACGCAAGTCGTATGTTTGCAGAGAACCCATCTGATAGAATACAGACTCATGCTCAACAAACTTCACTTCAAATATCTTATTATTCAGAGGGAAGTATATTAGATCTCCTTCTGATGGTCTGCCGATAGTGTTTGTTGTATTCTCAAGCGGTATCTCTTCATCGAAACGTTTGCGCGCAACAGTAAGAACCATCTCATCGCGGATCTCGATATTGAACTTTGAGAGGAAATCACCCTCGCCTTCAAACCCATCAACAGACTTGATATACATCTCAACAATATGTGCGTTGGTCACATCACTGCCATTTACTGTATTAAATTTAGACAGTATGTCTTCGCCAAATAACTTATCTTCGGCAATAAGTTTTCTTGGCATGTAGTAACAGTCAATTCCATAGATCTTTATTGATTCAATGATCAAATTCTCTATTAGATTTTGTTCGCCACTAAAATCTTGATTGTTGAAATATAAGTTTGTCGCCATAATGTTAGCCTATCATGTCCATTGCTGGCATTGAGAATTTCTTCTGAACTTCTTCTTCTAACTTAATTATTTCTTCGTTAGCTTCTTGCCAGATAGTCTGACCGTTGAATGTTATTCCTCCTGGAAGTTGCATTCCTTCAAACTTCTTCATATTCTCGCCCCACTGTCGCTTAATTAAAGCTGTAGCGTATTGACGCAACCACCAATCACCCCAAACAGAAGTGTATGTGTCTGGATCCAATATTTTGTAGCACTCGATGATTATATACTCACCGACCGACACTTGTTTCCAGTCCATATCAATCTGCAGTCTATCAGTATGTCTACTGAACCTGATTGGCTTTTTGCCCACAAATAGTTCTTCAAGCAGAGCAATCCTTTCCATTGAAGAAACATAGTTTTGGACTTTGGCGTGAGACCAATCATAAACGTCATTCAACGTCATCTGATATCTCATATTGAATATGTTGTTGGTGTTCAGACCAGTACCGATAGGGAATATGTTGATAACACCCATGATGGTCTGAGGGATAGCAAGATATTCGTTAGATATATCATCTGCTGTCAATTGGTGTTTGAGGAATGTTCTCTCTGTGCCGTCATAATGATAGTCTTGATAGAATACAAGAGCGTCATCAACGCGATCATCCAGCTGCATTTCATCAACGTTGATCTCTACGACAGGTGCGCCAAGTCTGCGCAAGCAATATTTTTTGAATTCTGTTCTTGTTGTCGGTGTCGCCATGTTTAATAGTCTCGAAGTCTAGAATAATCAAGACTATTTATAAGAAACGGAACTACTCTGGACTGCGGTCTTCTACTTCTACAAAATTGCCATCTTCGTCTATAATATATGGTGTAGGAGCCACAACTGCATTTTCTATAATATAGTCTCTGTAACTGTCTCTAAATTGTTCTGTCCAATTTTCAGCTCGGTGTGCAGAAACTGCATCATACACGACCTGCAAGCCCTGACACCGCTCAAGGTTCCACTCGATTAAGTCATCAGTCAATGGTGCGAATATAGCTTCTTCTACAGAGGAAAAGCAATCATATTCCGTTTCGAATGTGATACTCAGTTGCTTGAATTGATCGTCGAGAACTTCAGAAGATGTGATGGTGCACGATATCGGTATCATGGCTCTATATACCTCATTACTGAAATTTGGTTGTCTGTAGAAATTGGAGGATATACTTGTGTCTGTCCATAACCCCCGAAGTTTGTGTTTGGCGGCTTTTGGTCACGATATGCATATGTCGTGTAAGTGCCAGCAGCTGTGCCCCACAGTTTGGGATTAGATTTGTCATGTATAGACTGTATACTCATTTGACACCCACCACTGTACTGTAGATATTGATTAGTGCCAGAAAAATGGTGCGCCTTTACGTTGGGAGTTGTCCTATTGGAGATCAATCTTGCGAGACCAGAAGGTGTACTCCTGCCTTCTCGCCATGCCTGCGATGGACCAAAGGCATGATCAGATGCTGTCATATGCATTACAATATCACCATATTTGCATGGATATGAAAGAGCATCCCTATAACCATAAGACTCTTCTGAATAGGTGGTAGGTCTGGTTCCGTTTCTTAGATAGTGTCCACCCGACCCAGTCAAGTCTGCAGGTTCCCATTTTCCTGGAAGAACCAAAAGGCTAGATGAATTCCACCAATTGGTATTCATAACCTTATGCCTAGCCTCAACGAGAGCAAGATCAGAATATGGGATGTCTAAGTGGACATAACTAAACTCGCTGTGCCCCATCTCGTCCATATTAAGACTGCTATTGTCATCTTGTCTTTCGGGGTTCTGAGCCGATAAACCATAACTTCTATCCGCATACCACCCTTGCATAGAGATTAGTTTTGTTGCTTCATCGCTGCCACCTAGAGTGAAGTCTGTAAGTTCATCAAGATAGTTACCAGATGAAAGTCTGGCAAGCTCGAGATTATAATTACTGGCGGTGGTGAATTCATTGATTCTTAATTTAGTCAGAACATTTGAATCGGTAGCACTCTCGTTAGTTGGACGCAATCTAGCGTGATGGAATACAAGAGTGGTGTGTTTAGTATTTCTTGTCTTTTCGTGGTGGTGTCGATATCCCGAAGAACCTAGAGTAGATGGGCTTGATATACCCTTTCGAATTCCAAAGTTATAAGATGCGGTTGGGATTCTGTTCACTACATTCACTAAATTATGACCCTGGAAATCAAAGTCATCATTTGTTGCACCAGCAACAGTGAAGATACCACCATATGGATCTGCAACAAAGTCATTCCTAGCACGTTCTTGGCTGGTGAAATTATTCGCTGCGAGATAACCCATCAATGACGGGATCTCCCATTGTTTGAGATTCTTCCCTTTATTTCTGAAGTCTGAGAACTTTATCGTGTTTCCATATGTAGGTATTTCGTGCGTTGACTCTATCGCAAAGAACACATTGTTCGCTTCACCGCGAGGGACATCCATTTTTTGCATAAAATTTTCGGACGTATTCTTGACTACACCACCATCGATAACCATTCCTGGAGCTATATCTTGATAAGTTGCATTTTTCTCCTTCAAGAAATAATTTGCATCAACCACACCATTAGCATGGTTTGTTATATCATACAACCCGCCGCTTGTGTAGTGAGAAACCTCGGTAGTGTCTGCTAATCCTCTAGAAAACGCGCCTCTAAAATCGCCATAAAAACCATTTTCAGGTAGGGAACTACCAGCAACATGCGTAGTCTTACCAACGCTCAAGCCATTTTGATGGTCGCGCAGAATAGTCGCGTATTTTCTTCCTTCTGGTTTAGACGCATCGTACCTGAGAATGAACCGCAATTCACTATAAGTATTAGTATCATATTTGTCTGACGCAAAACTTGCATCAGACGTCAATCCTCTATAAAAGCCGCTCAGATATGCTTGGGAATGAGTTTGGTTGGTGTGTTGGGTGTAATTATTAGCGAAGCCGAACTCATCTAAAAGACCATTATGGTATTCAAACGAATTATCTGAGTTGGTGTTGGCCACAGTAACCGTTTTCTTAAATCGGATACTCTTGTGACTTGATGATGATGGAAATATCGGCATTATTATTTTCCTATCTTATTCTTCTTGCAGCCAAGGCAAATCTCTAGCTACTGGTGCGCTTTGCTTCATTTCAATGATACCATCGACCATAGCCTTGATTCTATTAGCGTCTTCTTCAGATATATTCTGTTCTATCCACCCAACCACAGTAGCTGCTTCTAAAGAATCAAAGGCTATGGTTGTTTCTGTGATAGATGGGTCGATCTCAGTATTGTAGGCGACATGCGCTACTGTACCGTCATCAGCAGTAGCTACATATCTCCAGTTTATGTTACAGACCAAACCCGCTGTATCATCAACAGTTTTAGTGTCAAGATAAGTAATGTCGTAATAGTATTCGGTTGCCATGTAATTTCCTGCGATTAATTATATTCTAAGTTATGAACTATTTATAAGGAATACACTTCCTATATTTTGATTTTTTGCTTTTTCATCTTTGTTGCTGGTATAGACCCGCTTTGTATGCACTTCTCCATTAAAGATTCCTGAGTAGAGTTTGATGGGTGTTTCACAAACATTCTATCACCAGCATCATTGTATGCGACCCAAACATATTCACCAACCACCCCATATACTTCTGCTGAATATTCTACTGGATAATCGACTTCTAATTCTGGAAGATAAAATGACTTAGCGAGTACACCCTCCCTTTCCATATCACTAACCTTTGCATTGTATGCGTACATCCAATTGAAATTATTAGAACCAAACCCAGAAACATTACAAACAACTCCTGGAATACTATTATCATATATGTATGTTGGTGTCAATTCATCTGTACATACCATGTCAAGCCTGCCGTGATATGCTTCATTCTTGAGTGTTAGGTATTGAATTGTATCTTCCCCTATAAGAATATCCTCAATGAATGGAACCTTTGCAGCCTTTCTTGAGTACCACGTCACCCTGCAATGTGCTTCAGTCTTCTCCGAATACAGTGCTTGCTTTCTATAGTATTTCTTTTGCTCAACTATCTCTCTATATGAAACTGATTTACTGGGCAACACTGAGTCTAGATGATCTGTGTTTTGTATGAGATGGTCAGACGGTCTGGTGAATGGGAATTGAGGTTTGACATACAGGTCTTCTTCTGTTAGTGAATCAACGCCACCTTCCTCAACTTTCCTGCGAATCAAATCGTGTTTTTTAGCGTCAACAACCAAAGCAACTTGATTGTATAAACAAATACAATCTGGGGGTGATTCTGTATTGGATATATGTTTGTACATCCATACGCCATGCGGTGTTAAGTAGTCGTCGCCGTCAATCAAAACAAAGTGATCGTCATCCTTACTGAGGAATATGTCTAGAACACTATTCTTTCCCTTTCCAGCAGATCCATTAGACTCTGTTATGTAGTATTCTATGCCCTCAGCCTCACACCACTCCGATGCACTTTCGACATAGGTTTTATTTAGACTGTTTATGACTACAACAAGATCTTCCTTTTCGATCCCACTAGCGTTGGGATCAACGTGTCTTTTGAGTCTATCTAATCTCCTAGTTGTGAGGACATAAAATTTAAACTTAGCCATTAATTCGTGTCACCTTGGTATCTTGATGTCCACATAGTTAAGCTGTACTTGACACCTTTTTGGAGTTCCATACACTCATGTCCGTGTGTCACCATTCCAGGAAATAGTATGCAGCGACCGACAGCAATATCTTTATTCGATATATTTTGTCTGTGGAACAATAGATCAGCGCCTTCATAGTCGTCATTCAATTTTACTGACCCTGTAACCAAACTTGCGTCTGTGTGGTGGCTCAAGCTAGTCTGTGTGTCCATAGCATACCGCATAACAAAGGCATCACGCAAGCCATACATCTGCATCGGATGCCAATATTGTTCAATAATCGGATAGAGATTTTTCTCCCAATGCCTTTCTAGTGTTTGGAACATACCAAGTTCTTTCATGCGTATTTCTTGTGCTGGAAATTTGTCTCCAGGAAGTGGTTCCCATGCGCCATTTCTATCAGCGACATCAATTAAATCTTCACACTGCGTTTGTGTCATAAAGTCACAAACCAGCATATCCGTGTCTATAATGTCAACATGCTTGAATGCAGGCAAGTATAGCATTGGAGTGACTTGCTTCACCGATCGCACCATACCATCAAAATGTGTCTTAGCCTCGTTTCCTCCATTACCATGATAGATACATGAATATGCGTTGGTTATAGGATTGAAGACTTTCTTCTGATCATACTCGAAATATGTATCTGTGTCATGTGTCTGGAAGATATAACACTCATTATCAAGAGCAATGTCATATTTGCCAGACAGAAACGCTTTTTGATAGAAGAGCTGATCATCTTCATACTCAGCAATCTCGCTATCTGCGACAATACGCTTCAATTCGTCAACGCGACCGATGAACGTTCCGCTGTTCAAGTATTTGTATTTCGTGTCGCACTGCGGAAACTTATCCGCAAGGCTCTTATCTGGCCAAATGTATTGTTCTGCTGAGAATACAACTTTCTTCTTGAACCCAAGGTATCGTCTTGTTATTTCTTGGATGTCTGCATTGTAAATAACATCATATGCGTCTGTGAACAAAACAACATCACTATCAGGCAGTGTGTTGAGATACTCGCGAAATATAGTCACCTTGTGCCCACCACCTGCTCCTGACATGTCAGTGCCTTTCCACTCAACATTGGTTCCTAGATTTTTAGGGTATACGCTATGCAACGCTGCGCTATCATTTAGCGGGATACACTTCTTACGATCAGTCCCTATTGTGACGGGATGGGTTTTAAAATCAACGAACCAGCCGCTGTCTTCTTCCTCCTCAATATCGGTATGTAATACCGTTCTACATTCTTGCTTCACAACATCTGTTTTCAGCGCCACAGCATTCAGATCCACTAATCTGGAGCAGAGATAATCGTCTGTTGGTATGATGTTGTGCATGAATTTAGCGTCAGAAAGAACCTTTGCTGTTTCTGGAGTGATCACATACGCATGAGCATTATATGGATGATTCGGGACAACCAACTTACTGTCAATAGATTTTGCTAGATCAGGAGTTTGTTCGATGTGTCCTAAGAATATGATACCGTAACTATTCGTCAGGTCTTCTACATATTCTTCATCATATCCATCAAGAAAGACTGCATCATCTTCTAATACTAGAACAGGCTCGCCTAGTTTGATGCAGGACAACCACGCTTCTCTGTGCGATAAGAAACAGCCAACCTCACCGTGGTTTATTGTTCTGTTGAAGAATGGATCCCGCCAACCAGACTTGGTCGACATATTGAATTGTTTGAGTGATTGATGAGTGAGTTCCTTTCCGTCTATAGCTTGAATCCACGAGACATCACCTATATGACTATTCTTATCTAGAAAGTTTATTTTGCGGTCTGCTCTCCGATCAAGATTGATCACCAACTTCTTCATTCTCTACCCCATAATAATTGTATGTATCAGTTTTGTATTATATTTAGGAGCGGTCGTAGAATTACATTACCTGATGAATGTGTGCAGACTATTCAAAGCTGTCAACAATTCCCCTGCTTCAAATTTATTATCATCAATTGGTGTGTTATCTCTGTGTGCTATAGATATTTTTGGATACTCTGTAAACTCGGGGAAGAGTGTTTGCGATTCACTTTCAGTGAAATCTGCGCCCAAATTAAGAACAGTAACATCAAACTTGTACAACGACCAAGGATATTTTCTATCAACAAGCCAATTGTCTATAGTTGCGGACGCAGAATCAACACCAGTTGAGTTGGCATCGCTATATATTTTTATCTTTATTTCACTCATTATGTTCTCTGAATTAGTCGTGGAATGTTACATATGGTGCAAATACTTGCAGACCGCCACTCAGCACTATAGGGTTGTTAGGCTCGTGCAGGTCATTGTCACCTTCATGCATGTACGAGCAGTTTTCCGCAAAGTACATGGCGAAGCCTAGTTTCCTGCTAGTTCCTGTCTCTAGCGTGATTGTCGCTTCAATGTCTGTCCATTGCTCAATGTTGTCTTGATCTATTAGTAGTGATTCAGTAGCGGTGGTTGTGGTTTGGTTGGTGTAGTATGGTGCACTTGTACTAGACGATAGAGGGGTGTTTGACATTCCTGTCCAATTATACTTTCCAGGATCTCCAGTCAAATCACCTGTCGGAAGAGTGTAAGATGCGTCAGTGTGTTTAATTCTGATGTAGTGCACCTTTTTATCTAGCCCAGTCGCATTCTCAGACCAAACATAAAAGCCTGCAAAATTCAATTCTCTCAGTTTATCTCCCGCAGGAATTCGCACTTTAGCTCCGAACTTAGCGGTTGTCTTGCCGTCTGGAATTGTCAGAGTCTGGAACCACTCCGTAACATTAGTCCACAATCCGACATTAGTCATAGCAGTGCTGCTGTCGATCGTGGATAATGTTGTGTGCGTAACCATCCTTGTCTTCGTTAAATTATTGTATTTTCCGTTTTGAGAAGCACCTCTATCCGCATCATTGTTGTTGAAGATGCCTGACGCCGAACCTGTGAACAGAGTGGCAGAACCATATATTATCAGAGGGTTTGGTATATCAATGCCTTCACTAAAATCTGTAACCGTATATCCAGGATTGTCCGTTATCTGCAGATTGCCCATGTATGTGTAATACTGATTGGTTGCGATTATTAGCGGTGAGTAATGTCTCCATGCGGGAGCAGATGTATTGACTCCAGCATCAACACCCGTTGATGTGGTGGCGTTGACAAGCCTGTTGACACCGTTGTAATTAAACCCTACAGGATAATAGCTGCCATGTGCCCAGAGAGGATTCTCTAATACATTATCTGCGCTAGATACTGGAGGCACAAGGTTGTTTGGGGCAGTTGATACTACTGCGCTACTAAACATTATTGTATGCCTGAACCGAAACAGCTATATACGTTTTCTGCTGTACACACAATCTCAATGATTCCGCCTTTTGAAATTGATATTGAACCTGCCGTGAGCGGATCCGCTCCCAACACCAACCTGCTAAAAACGCTATTTGTATTTCTGGTGATCGTTACTGTTGATGTTCCTGCATTGACTAATGTGTAAGTGACACCCACATCAGCAGCTGGACAATCATCTAATGTCCATGCACTAGCAGTTGCGCCATTGTATACAAGTTTTCTTCCGCTGTGCGTAGCCTTATTAATGCTGGCCACTGTGCCACTACCAATAATAAGGGCAAGTTGACTGCCTTGAAATGAGTCTCCAGTAATAGCGCCAGCGGTAAGATCACCAGTACCAATGTCTATACTAGTAAACCCAGAAGTAATAGAACCAGTATCAAGCGCACCAGTTGTAACGATATTACTAGAACCTGCGAATGTGCTTATCGCAGAATTCTCAACATTGTTCAGAGATAAGTCTGTTTTCAATTCAGCATAAGTTCTGCCTTTGACATCAGTGGTGCCCATCAATAAGACATCATTAGTTACTAGAGCTTCTTCAGATTTTAATGCGTTACCGCTCACTTTACCGAAAGTAAGAGCGCCTTGACCGCCGATATCAGATAATACTTGAGCATCAGTTCGACTAACAAGACCAGTGGATGTGAATTGGGCAAACTCGCCGCTGGAAGGTGTGCCATCAACCACAATACTATTTGTGTCAGCTATGCCAAAGGAGAGAGCCGCTTGCTTTGCATTCCAAGTAGCTGCGCTAGAGATATATGTGTCTGCGATTGCTGTGCCATTCCACACACCAGTTCCAATAGTGCCAACACTTGTCAGTGACGAAGCAACCACAGTAGAACCTAGAGTTGTTTGGTTCAACACTTCATTAGCATTGATTCTGAATGTTTTTCCAGAAGCTAATTCTAAATGCTCTGAAGATGTCCATGAATCAGTTGAGTCGACCCAGTTAAGTGTTTTATCAGTTGTGCCTTTAAGAGTTATGCCGCCACCGTCTGCAGTGGTGTCTGTCGGTGTGGCTACGCTCCCGAGAACAATGTTCTTATCATCAACACTTAATGTTGTGGAGTTGATTACAGTTTCTGTACCATTTACCGTAAGATCGCCAGTTACGACTAGATCTCCCGATACCGATGCATCGCCGTTTACTGCGAGGTCTGTAAGATCTAATGCATTATCAGTTCCCCCCACCCCTATAGTAACAGTTCCAGGTTCTAGTACCATTACATTTTTTGGGTTTGGATCACCTTGCGACCAATGGGAAGCACCAGCTTTCGCGACTTCAAAAAACATTTGGCCAGCTAAAGCTGATTCAGTACAGTCAGTAAACTTGGAAAGGATTCTTGCAGATGGCTTATATGATTCGGCGTTGGAATTGTCAGTATCAATAGCAATGCCGTAAAAAGGAATTACTCCCGTAAACTCTGTGGAAGATGTAGTCAGCCCGCTTGCAATGTTTTTTGCATTATAGAAATTGAGGTATGGCTCTGCCACGTTAAGTATGGTGGATGCAGCCGATGTGGCGGTTCCACCAAGAGTTATTGTGTCGCCAAAAAAATCAGTAGATGAGGCAGAAGACCCAACAGTTGTTAGATGTGTTAGAGAAGCATTTACAGCAAACGATGCATGGTCTGCCGTTTCTGCGGTGGTGTTTGCAACAAATGTCAGACCTGTGTTTGCGAGAATATATGTCGGTGGTCTGGTCCAAAAACCTGCTTTATTTAATACTAGCTCTGGGTCTTCTCCAGCAGCACCACCAAGGTTTGCAAATGCTGCGCCACTAGATAAGCTGAATACTGTTGTATTCAGGTCTAGCCCAGTTCCTGCTGTATATTCTGTATTGTCATCGGAAGGAGAAACCCAAGAGCCATCCTTTGCTAATAATAAAGATTGATCATCGCCCGATGCACCACCAAGGTTTGTAAGTGCCGCATTGATATCAAGTGTGATTGTATCATTAAGGGCAACATTGGATGAGGCAATAACGTTGATGCCAGTACCGCCAGAATATTGCTTAACTGAATGCCAACCACCATCCTTTCTCAAGAAAGTGTGGAATAGAGGCTTGTCAGTCGTTTCTGGGTCCAAACCGCTGTAGTCAGTTCCATCACCACCAAGGTTTGTAAGTGATGCGCCAGTAGATAAGCTGAACTCAGTTCCATCTAATGTAAGACCAGTGCCGCTAGTGTATGTTGTGTCTACAGGAGTAGACCACGCACCATCATTGCGCAAGAATGTTGTTGTGCTGCTGCCGCCTGTCAAATTACTTAGCGCAGCTCCGTCAGATAATGAGATAGTATTTGTGTCGAGATCTATCCCTGTTCCAGCAATTAGAGCAGTTTTTGATATTGATATTGCAGCGTCTGATTTGATATCAGCATTAATAATTGAATCGGAAGATATTGATGAAACACCACCAGCAGTGAATGTCACATCTCCAGTGATAGATTTATTATCCCAAGTATCAGTTCCATCATATATTAAGAATTGTCCAGCAACTGGGCTGGCAATGCTGGTGTCATTCAGTGAACTTATAGAGGATGTCGCATCTACATAAGCCTTTACAGACTGTGATGTAGGGACATTAGTTGCTGTTGCTGTTCCGAAACTATCATCATCGATGAAGTCTGTTATTGTTAAAGCGCCTGTCCCACTAAATCCATCGGCTTCTACTGTTCCTGCTACATCAACATCTGCTGTAATGAGAACATTGTCCGTATCAACCCTTTTGATCGTCGCATCATCAATCCACTTACTTGTAGCATTATCATACACTAGCAGAGAACCGTCGACAGGATTGGTGATATTAACCTCATCAATATAGTCGATTGCACCAGCTCGCGTAACTTCTTGAGTTACTGTCACTTGTCCTTGAACTAGTCTTGTGCGCTTATCAGCACCAGATGTGATCTCAACATCATAGACATATCTTCCAGCTTCTAATGAAGAAGTGACAGACCGTGCCAACTCAATTGTGACCTCACCAGAAGTGCGCGACCCAAACCCTGCGGTAAATGGGGTTGCTGTTGAAGAATCATATGTTTTTCGGATCTGTCCCGCAACTGTGTATCCGCTTAGATCGATGATAGATCCTGTCGATGTTTTCGCGATAATAGTTTCGGAGAAATCCGTACCTTGATCGACCTGTATGTTGAGCTTTTGAACTGACATCTATTTGTTTCCTAGTTCTTCGATCATTTTTCTGAGTTCTCGATTTTCTTCTTTCAGTTCTTTTATCGCCTCAATGAATAGGGCAGATAACTGAGCATAATCAACTGTCTTATATTCTGTGGCGTTCACAATGTCATCGCCCGCTCGTGTTGTTACAGCTGACGGTAAGACTTTTTCTAAACTCTGCGCTATAACACCAGCACTGTCTTTACCACCATTGGTGTAGTTGAATGTCACACCATCAAGCGATTGCAACTTTTCAACTGCGTTATCAACAACTTCTATATTTTCTTTCAATCTCTCATCAGAAACAGAAGCACCACCAAAGGCGATAATATCACCCTTAACTGCAAAATCACCAGCGGAGTTCAACGAACCCACTAGGTTGCTGCTGACGTAATGGAGATGACCAGATGACGAACGCGCAGTATAGGTGGTGGAGTTGCCGTTATAGGCTAACGCCGTGGAAGAAATTCTTTGGTCTGCAAGATTGACTGTGGTAATGTTCGTGGTAGATATCTGAAGCCCAGTAGACGAAGTCAAGAAGCCAAACCCATTAGTAGATTCATCCCAGAATACAATTTTATCAGCATTAGGGTCTGCTAACGAAAGAAGTCCTGGAGCACCTTTAGTGCCTTTCATGCCCTTAGTGCCTTTAGCGCCTCCAGCCCCTTTAGTGCCTTTAGCGCCCTTAGTGCCTTTAGCGCCTCCAGCACCTTTAGTGCCTTTCATGCCCTTAGAGCCTTTAGTGCCTTTAGCCCCTTTAGTGCCTTTAACGCCTTCAGCACCTTTAGTGCCTTTCATGCCCTTAGTGCCTTTAGCGCCTTTAGTACCTTTAGCGCCTTTCTGACCTAAATCGCCAGTACGGGCGAATGTCACGATAACATCTTCACCACCACTGAACGAAGTCGCCGAGCCAGTTACATGTGCGCAGTCTACTGCGAAGTAGCCATCGTTTTCAGTAATGCTAGTAATTGTGAAGATAGCAAAATCAGAAGCATCTTGTTTATTTGAAATTCTAAAATGACCTTTTAAGGTAGAAGTAGAATCGTCAATAGTTCGTAAGAATGATTGTATGTCTGTGCTATTGTCATCTGAATCAGCAATAAACATTTTAACTGCTGATGCTGGTGTCGAATTATTTAACCTTAGCCCGCCTGCTCCTGGATTTGCATTACCAGTAGCAGTTTTGAAAGTGTAGTCAAAAGTAGCACCGCCAAAGTTTCCTTCATTACCTTTAGTGCCTTCAGCACCTTTAGTACCTTTAGCACCTTTAGTGCCTTTCATGCCCTTAGAGCCTTTAGAGCCTTTGTCACCTTTAAGACCTGTGCTATCACCAGCCCATTTACCATCACCTTTGATAACTTCGGTGTTACCCATATGCAGTGGTTGGAACAGTTTTACTTTGTCTTGGATGACCGACATTACAGCGGTTGAGGCAATCTGCTGCTCACCAACACTACCAGTCGTCAACTCGAAGTCCATTGAGGCTAGGATGTCCTCACCAGCATCAACATTAACGCTGATCCGCGCAGAGTTACCCTTTACACCCTCAGATGCAGTAGCCGTTTTATCTGGTGTTCTCGATCTGTGGTTGAATGTTACATTCGCATTACCGCCACCATCATTTTTGGTTAGTGCAACACCACCACTACCGAACCCAGCTTCAATGTATCCTGAAGTAGATATGTTAGTGGCTATGCCAGATACCGCACCTGTCGCACCTTTAGTGCCTTTAGCGCCTTTATCGCCTCCAGCGCCTTTAGTACCTTTAGCGCCTTTAGTACCCTTAGCGCCTTTAGTGCCTTTCATGCCCTTAGAGCCTTTAGCGCCTTTAGCGCCTTCGCCCACAAGTATAACTGCAGCAGACCATGTCACAGTAGTATCAGTTGCAGTTCCTTCAGCACTAAATGTGCCAGTACTGACATATAGATCTGATCCAGCTACTGGAGCAGGGATTGTAGCAGACCAACCATTAGGTGGAGTTAGAGTATCATTAGAGAAGTTATATGATCCATCGTTTACAGTTGGTGTAGCCAACGCAGTAGCACTACGCTTGTAGACCTTAGCAACAATAACGCTCACACCTTGAACACCACCAGCCCCTTTAGTGCCTTTAGCGCCCTTAGTACCTTTAGCCCCTTTAGTGCCTTTAGCGCCCTTAGTACCTTTAGCCCCTTTAGTGCCTTTAGCCCCTTTAGTGCCTTGTAGAGCTGCGTTTGTGATTGTGGCTTTCTTGAGCTTACCTGTATCAGAAGCGTCTAACACTAGAAGAAAATCGCCGCCGACTACGCTAGTTGAGAGATCAGTCCTGTCTGCAATAGTTCGACCATCATCTGTCAATATTTCATCATAGTTGGATCCGTCAACCGTTAGATCCCAAAGACCGCTAGTACCACCCTCATTCCATCGAATATCAACATCTGGTTGAGCGCCCCGATTGACCTGTAACCCAGCATCTTCAGTGGGGTTGTCACCAGCCGCAACATCACTATTCAGAGTGATCTGATTATCTGCAACATCTAAAACTGCAGTATTGATTGTTGTTGTAGTGCCTGATACAGTAAGATCACCAGCTACTGTCATATTCGTAGTTTGGACATCACTGAATCTTTTAGTTGAAGATCCGAGAGCAACAGAGTTATCCGTTTTAGGAATGATGCTTGATGCTAAAGAACCAGTAACTGTGATGTCGTCGCCACTGCCATCACCAAGAGAAACATCACCATCAAGAGATGTCACCCCAGTGACAGTAAGCGAACCAAGCGAACTTGATGCGGTGGTAGATACCCCACCTGGAACATTTAGTTGGTTGTGGAATGTTGTATTCGCCCAAACAGCCATTGACGTGATATCGCCAGCAACGTATGCAGCCCTAAGTTCTGTATCATCTGCATAATCAGCAGGATCATATACTACACCAAGAGTGATGTCGCTATTTGCACTCAGCGTACCATGAACATTAACGGCACTGCCTTTAATCCCTATGGTAGCATCAGCACCAAGAGTGGCGTTGCCATCAACATTTAATGTTCCGTCTAAGTCTGTATTGCCTTTAACTCCAAGCGTGTTAGACAATGTTGTTGCGCCTGTAACACCAAGAGTAGAACTTATTGTAGTCGCACCACCAGCAGCCAGAGTTGTGACCTCTGTCGCACCAGCAGTCAGAGCAGCGTCTAAGACTGTTGCACCTTTAACGCCTAGAGTTCCAGTAACAGTTGTATTCTTAGCGCCTAACGCTTCAAGAGTTGTGGCACCATCGACATTCAGCGTACCGTCTAAGTCTGTATTACCTTTAACTCCAAGCGCACCGATAACAGTAGCAGCACCAGATTGTAATGTACTATCTAAAGTCGTAGCACCTTTAACGCCTAGAGTTCCAGTAACAGCTGTATTCTTAGCGTCTAACGCTTCAAGAGTTGTAGCTCCATCAACATTCAACGTACTGTCTATATCAGCAGCACCTTTAACCCCAAGCGCACCAATAACAGTAGCAGCACCAGATTGTAAGGTACTGTCTAGGACAGTTGCACCTTTAACGCCTAGAGTTCCAGTAACAGCTGTATTCTTAGAGTCTAACGCTTCAAGAGTTGTGGCACCATCGACATTTAATGTTCCGTCTAAGTCTGTATTGCCTTTAACTCCAAGCGCACCGATAACAGTAGCTGCGCCAGATTGTAAGGTACTGTCTACAACAGCAGCACCTTTGACACCTAATGCGCCGATAACAGTAGCTGCGCCAGATTGTAAGGTACTGTCTAAGACTGTTGCACCCTTAACGCCTAAGTCACCAATGACTGTAGCAGCACCAGATTGTAATTCTTCGAGAGTTGTGGCACCATCGACATTTAAAGTTCCGTCTATATCAGCAGCGCCCTTAACTCCAAGCGCACCGATAACAGTAGCAGCACCAGATTGTAAGGTACTGTCTAAGACTGTTGCACCTTTAACGCCTAAGTCACCAATGACTGTGGCGGCACCAGATTGTAATGTACTATCTAAAGTCGTAGCACCTTTAACGCCTAATGTGCCGATAACAGTTGTATTCTTAGCTTCTAATGCTTCAAGAGTTGTGGCACCATCAACATTCAATGTACCATCTAAGTCTGTATTACCTTTAACGCCTAAGTCACCAATGACTGTGGCGGCACCAGATTGTAAGGTACTGTCTACAACAGCAGCACCTTTAACGCCTAATGTGCCGATAACAGTTGTATTCTTAGCTTCTAACGCCTCTAGTGTCGTAGAACCATCAACATTTAGAGTGCTGTCAATATCAGCAGCACCTTTAACGCCTAATGTACCGATAACAGTTGTATTCTTAGCTTCTAACGCCTCAAGAGTTGAAGCACCGTCAACATTCAGCGTACCATCTAAGTCTGTATTACCTTTAACACCTAGAGTGCCAGTGATTGTAGCATTACCAGAACCTAGCGTTCCTGTGAAATTAGCATTGCCGTTTGAGTCAATAGTCGCAACAACAGCATCATCTGAGTCTGTGATAACCAATTGTGATTGACCAGCAGTATCAACTAATTTTAAGTATAGATCTGAACTACCAAGAGTCGAAGCACCAGCAAGGTATATCGAAGCAATATCGTTGTTCCCACCAGTACCGCCAGTACCGCCAGAGAATAGTAAGTGTGGTGAATTGCCACCAGAACGGAATGTAGTGTTACCGCCAGCCATTGTTAAGTCGCTGTTGTTCACTTCATAGGCATGGTCGCCTTGTAAGTCTCTTAATTTGAAGTCTTGATATTGTAGTTCGTCAGTTGTTCCACCTTCTTTTATTACAAGAACCTGACCAGAAGCACCGCCACCCAAGCGAATCCTACTCACATCGCCAAGATCGACTTGCTCTGTACCAGTAGTGTTGAATGTCACATTTGCGTTGAACACAGTATTAGCGTCAACAGTGAACAACTCAACTCCAGCGCCAGTTATATGTGTGTTGGATTCTATAAGAAGCGTTCCACCATTATCACCAACTGTGTCGCCGCTTTTCAGTTTATCAGTTCTCAGCGTTGTAGAAGAGAACGTCCCCTCAACATGACCGTCTCCAGTAACTGAGCCGCCCCTATTAGCACCACCTGCTCTCGCTACGGTGACAACATTGTTGCTTATAATCGTAGAGATGAAGTTGGTGTTTAATCTCCAAGTATTAAAGCTATCGCTCAGTTGGGTATTTGATACAGGTACTGTCATTTGAAATTCTCTATTCTCTTATAGTGAGGGACTAGTATTATTTATTAGAATTGATTGAGCCGTTTTCAGATATTTGTCGTATCAATTCAATCTCTATTGTCTGTTATTTATTAGAACTTGCAGCATAGTTTTTATATCTTGCATATCACTTTTGAGACTTTCTATCTCGTCTGTCACGCGCTTGTCTTTTGCGTTTCTAGCTATCTTCTCTTCATATGCTCTATTCGAAGAAACGTCATTGCAAAAGATCGCCCCAGACTCAACATCAAATGTCAAGTCAGGACGACCTCTAACAGAAACTACTTTCGATTGCACTATACAGGTCTCTTATGCGTTACACTAGTCAAGTTGTGTATTGAAGGAGTGTAATCTCTACCCTTACCATCAGGGCGAGTCAAAACAATCTTGTATTGGATATAATCAATACCAGAATATCTAGAACCATCCGTTGACTCATACGCAATAATCTTATTATCCAAAGTGTTCTCGAACAACTTATTGGCAGTGGCAAACCCAGCATTGTCAGTGCCCGCCGCAGAGAAAAGTCTGAACAATTTAGAGGTGCTTGAAGTGAAGTCCCCAAGCGTTGATTGCTCAGCAGGTCTTGTGAAATAATCCTCACACTGGGTGAAGATCTTATCCTCGATAGGCTCAGGATCATTTTCATTCCTAGCTCTAACATACACAGTAACACCACCCTCTTTCGGCATATATCCTCTAACAGCAAAGAAGAATTTCTCGCCAGCACCGCCTTCAGGTCGACTAGCAGGAACAACCTGTGATATATATCGAGCAGAAGCCTCACCTGCAGGAAACTGCTCATTTCCAGTAGTAGCACTAATTCTTTCTTGCTCAACACTCACCGATGCATCGTTTACATCGACTGTTGGACCAACGCGAACGTCAGTGGTTGTCATAGTACCTTTAATGAGTAATGATTTTGTATCTCTGTTTGATGCACTATAGATTCTCTTCTGATCTTTAGCGAAAACAACCCTTTCGTTTGGCTGAACAGAGGAGAATGCAGTATCAGTAACGCCAGCCAAAGAAGTGGTTTTCATCTGCCAATCAATCTTAGTGAATTTTGGTGTGAATAATGGAGCATTTATCGTAATGGCGTCAATATCAATATTCGCAACCTCAGTGATTAATGCACCTGCGCCTCTTTCTTGTCCGCGAATATACTGAGACGCACCAAACCCATGAGTTGTAGTGCCTGTTGAATCGGAAAGACGTATTCTGCCATAATCGGTATTAAGAAACGACACTTTACCTTGTACAGTATTTGCCGTAAATGCAGACGCCACACCTATATTAACATTGTTTCTAAACAACGTGCTGTGGGTATTTGCTGTTGAAGTAGGGAAGTTACCGAACGCATCAATCTGAACGAGAGTTGTAGTGGTTGTGGGCTCAGAAACTACAGCCCTCACAGTTCCGTCTGCCCATGTAGTTGTGTCAGTGTTTGTGTTGATGAAAGCGTCATAATCAGGCACATTCTTAGCAACCTTACTCTTCAATGCATCACCCGCCACAATTGTTACAGCAGCGTCATGTGTTATTGTCATCAAGCATGTTCCACGAACGATCTCATCTGTTTGGAATCCCGTGGTTGCTGTCGATGGACCAAATGGAGTTATGGCATTCACATTCAAGAACTCGGTGTCTGAATTATCTAACTCAAACGTTGACGTTGCTGACTTGGTGTAAGCATTTTGTCGTATGTCAAACTTCAACGCCTCATTCGGCAGTTTTGCCCAGTTATTTCCTGTAGCAGAAGAAAATAGATCACCAAGTCCAGGAACACTATACGCAGACTTATTGTTAACAACATCTGGTTGGTTTCTTATGCCTGTCCAAAGCTCATATTCATCCTTGGAATCAGTAGGAATGACAGTAAACGCATAAGCCTTTCCTGATGTCAAGAAAGGTCTTTCGTCAAAATCAAACTCTACAGGATTAGCATTCGTCGTTGTGCTTGCCGCTGCTGCAATGGTCGCTCTTGTGACAGGTTCAGATTGCGAGACTAATACGTTAGTCGGACCACCTGCTCGATCAACTTCCCTAATCTGCAACAGAACCGACGATGATGTATCAGACGATGCCTTTGCAAAGAATAGTCTGATGTGATGGCAGAATACGCCATCAATCTTGCTTGACGGAACAATAAACACTTGTGATAGAAAATCAGGAAGTTCTTGTGGAATCTCTTTGATACTGACATTCGTCTGTGTTTTATCGGCAGACAATTCTGAGAGAACAAGGTTTGTTATGTTCTTCTGTACGGTTTTCGGATCGAGTCCTTTTGATTTCTTAGATGGCGCAAGGTAATATTGTCCACATCGAGTTGTCGAGCCATTCTTACCAGAACTAATGCCGTTCACTATAGGCGGCTGCACATCACTAACTTCTAGTAAATGCTTCAGTCCTCTGAATTTCATGGTGCTGTCGTTTGGTAAAAAGAACAGGAAGGTCAACTTGCCTGTCGAATCAGTCATCAGGTAAGACTTGCCTTTCTTCTGACCAGTCTGCTGGGTGTATTTTGTAACATCACGCCCATCAAACCTTGGCCATACCTTGGTCGACGGCTTCAGACCAGTACATCTAACAGTGATGGCTCTATGTGCAGCTATCACATAGTCGTTAGCAGAACGGGATTTACCCAAGCCTGAAAGGTCTGAAAACTCAGCCAACCCAGTGTAATCAATGCCAGCTTTTTTATAATCCTGCAACATCTTCCTCAATGTGCCGCTACTCACGCCAGATGGGGTTTGTTTGATATGACACATACTATGAGACAGGCTCATCCTGCCATTGAACACTCGAATTGGCGTAGTTGTCTTTTCGATAATCGGCAAACGCTTTGTACCGAATACTTGAGACAACATAGACTTATGGATGTTTTGTCTGGTGAGCCTTTTGAATACACTTCCAGAGCGGACATTGACCAAAGAACCAGCCTTAACCTCTAAGTCAATATCTTTCATCTTCGGAATCGGACGAATAGGTGAACTTTCCGAGATAAAATCACCAGAACGCAAGGTGTTGTAATATCTTTCGACTGGTTTTGGATTAACAATAACAACTTCTTTAGGTGGTTCAACAGCGTCAGCTGCATCATCAATCCGCAAAACTGATATTTTTAGTGCTTCAATATCAAGTTTGTTGATTTCAACTTGTTCTTTTGTTTTTTCTAGATCACCGTCCATCTCACGAAGATCTTCCATAGTATATCTTCGATTATTTTCTAGTTCAAGGTTCACTTGATAATCGTAACGACCATAATATGTTGCCGCTTCTGGAGAAAGTGATGGGTATCCAGGAATGGTTATTGTCCCCAATAACATAGCCTGTGGGTCAGCTGTCGGTGCTACAGGAGTCTCATTGGGAATACCAGTTTTAATATCAAACAGACCATTCGGACGAAGAGCCACAATATCTATGCGTGGGAGATAAACGTCAACGTCAGCTTGGAAGTTTTGGTCTGGAGTTGGCGGGTATACGCCATGTGTCCCGTGAACAGCAAACACAGATGGTGCTGCTGGGTTGGAAGGAATTCCAGTTAGATCTGCTTTTGGCTCACACGTATTGGCTTGTGCTGGACGGAAATCGACGCTGTCTCTCAGATCATATTCAGTACCATCTGAAGATACAAACAATGGAATTTCTGGTGTGGCGATCTTCGATGCGTTTGCTGCGTCAGCATCATCTACTGGATATGAGTCGACTGTGGTGAAGCCAATACCACCAGAGGTATCTCTAGAGAACCAGCTGAACTTAGCAAGAATTCCTTTGTCAGTCGTATTAAGTGCGCCCGAAGTAGCTGATGATTTCTTGACTAATCTTGAACCGCCATAAAAGCCGTCGCGTTGACCGTCATCTAGCTCAAAGTATTGGAGGGATTCAACACCATTAGCGAGAGTAACACTAGTGTCGCCCATCAACACAGATTCAAGTTTCCATGCATCAGAGACACCGAGATCCCATGGACCATTTGCCCCTGCACCATGAGTATTTGTATTAATTTTGATATACTTGCTCTTATGTACTACTTTGCTTTCAGGTACTGCTTCAGAACGCAAGACATCAAAGTATACTTGGACATCGAATTGTGCCACAAACGTTCGCTGTAGATTAATATCGTGAGAAGTAGATCCGCCAGCAATTGTGCCTTTAAACTGTGTGTCGAAAATATGACCAGCAGGGAACTGTTGGGTGATCACACCCCTTGGATTACCATTACCACCAGCGACGATAATTGAGGTGGCGCTGAGGACTTCAACGACCCTTAGTGTAGTTGTAACACCAGAATGGCATGTAAAGAAGTCGCCTACAGTTAGTTGGGTGTCGAATGCAGTACTAGTACCTGTTAGAGTGCCTGTGCCGCTGCTGATAGATCCTGAGGTGATAGTTCCTGATAAGGTAACTGTCGCTGTTTCTTTGGCTACAATTATGACATTTCTTTCGTCTGGACCTGTCAAAGTGCCTGTGTCATTCATTGTGTCTGTGCCGCCAGTAGCTGAGGCTGGGCGAGTTATTGTAACAGTACCATTCTGCGCTACGTTACCATCTGCTTCTTTTCGAGTTACATATTGCGTTTCTGCTTGAACAAGAGTCTTAACACCTTTGCTCTGAATAGGAAATACTAGTTTGGCGAAAGATGCATCTTGAACCTTAGCATTACCGTCCAGCTCAAGAACAACGTCAGCAAATGAGTGGCTTCCTGAATCCAGCGAGTCAGCAACATATAATGAGCGGACATCTTTGAATGATTTGTCAGCCACCATTTGAATGTCAGTAATATATATTCTAAACTTGCCAGCTGATGTTCCTGATTGCCCCTCATGCCATTGCATTCCACGAATCTTAGCCGAACCGATTAAAGTGCCAGCAACAGAGTGGTCATTAAACGCAACAGTACTGATAACATTTTGAGGCGATGCGTAGAATTTCACTTCTTGTAGGTCTGTAAAGTTCCAGATGCCCATAACCTCATCACATATGATGTAGTTACCAATACCTTGTCCAACAACAACATTTTCACGTCTAGCAAACGTATTTGCTTTTGATATGCTTTGTCTGATTTTATCAGTTGTTTCTATTCTGTAACCTTGAACATAACCTACAGATGGATCAACCTCAACAACTAATTTTGATGCATCACCTTGTTCTGTAAGACCAGCTTCGTTATCAGCCTCAGTAGAAAGATATGTGCCGCCTGTGACACCATCATTTAAATGCTCGTCTACAGTCAGGACGAATGGTTCGATAGAATAATCGCCAGATTCTTCATATGTTCTTTTGGCAAGTTCATCAGCTACCCCAGAGAATTGGCCATCGGTGTAGTTGCGTATGATGCGACCTTCTTGAATATCAAATAGCGGAATAAATCCAGTTGTTTCTGTCACGCCTGTATCTACTAATGGGCGTGTAGCGATTGTTGGAGTCAGCTTTAATCTTGACGCTCCAGGAGCAGAGAAATTCGTAGATCCTGACGCATTATCGAGAAGCGAAGAATCTTGGAATGAATCGATGATGAATTCTTTTGTCTCTAGACCAACACGTATGCTTGGGAGTGATTCATATTTGCTTGCGACTTTCGCCTGCTCGCTCACCTTGATGAAGTTGCCTTTGTGGAAAACTGTACCAGCACTAACGTGTGCGCCAGTACCAGTGCCAGCTGCAGCCGAAGCAATAGTGGTGGTGGTCGCAATAACCGCACTGTCAGAAATACGAGTGAATGTTAACTCTTCATTGTCGGCAAAGGTCTTTGTTGCGCCATCTGTTCCTGAGTTCGTATATGACACGAAAACCGTCAAGTAATCAGGCGCTGCAGTTTCAGAACCGTCAACAGCGTCAAGCAATCTTGCGGTAACACCTGATGTGGCACCACTAATAATCACATCTTCAATAGCACCAGCGGTATCGAAAAATTGTGTAAGGACAATAACAGCATTAGCGGCATTCTTGTCATTTAGTTTCACATATGACCAGACTTGAGCTTGAGCATTACACCCATCAATTACTGTTCCGTCCTTGTATACATCAACACCAAACCGTTCTATTTGATTTTGAAGGATAGATTGGATTTGTGTCAGCTCTCTCGCCTGAACTGCATATCCAGGTCTAAACAACACACGATGAAAGTTCTTAGTCTCATCGAAGTCATCGAAAAAAGGACTCTGGTTTAGGTTTGTTTCGATAGTCATTTATTTTTGCCCTTAAAAATCTAGTATTATTTTAATGTCTTCTGTTTGATCTGTAGTTCTATCAACAGTGGATATGTTTTCTGTATAAAGTATTTCACCAGAGAAAGTATTTGCTTCTGGACCAGTTATGTCTTCTATGCTCGCAATAGTAGTCGCATCACTCCCCGCTTTGAGGATAAAGTCATCTTTGACGAATGGAGTGTAATTTCCATAACTGTTAACGTTATTTAGATATAATGTATAGAACGATGTATCAGATTTAGTCTCATCATCTTTAATAAGAACGATATTCGCATTTGCTGCTTTAAGAGCATTTGCCATAGCATTATTGTTTCTGTCAACTTCACTAAGATCTGTCACAAACTCAAGCGTTCCAAGAGCAGCTTTACTTCTGTTTCTTTCATTAGTTATAGACTGACCAGCAACAAGTGGGTTGATTGGAATATCATCCGCTATACTCTCATATGATATTGATGCGCGAGTTGTAAGCCTTAAAGTTGCAGGACTATTTATGCTCTTGGCTACTACTTCTGTGCCATCTGCTAGTGCTACATTATTCTCGTCAACTTTTAAGATAGGATCTTTGAGAACACTTACTGTTCTGAATGTAGTGCCTACAGGGATGTACCCTGCACCAGTAGCAGAAACGCCCTCAACATCTTTGAATAATACGTTCAACCCCACTTTATCACCGCCAAGCTCTCGCACAGGATCAGAGCCATGACCGCCCATAGGGGAGATGATAACGTTTGCTGTTGCGCCTGAACCGTGTGATGGGTTTGCAGTAACCAAAGCCTCTGCTTGTGTGTATTTAGTTCCGATATTGATAAGTTCGATACTTGCGACACTACCACTCAGATCATCCGCTAATCTACTGTATGCCAGCGCACCATTGCCGTCTCCAATAATTGTAACAGTTGGGGATATTATGATTTTAGAATCCGAAGCAGGTATTGTGGTGAATGCAGTATTGACAGAAAGTGTTCTTGTCGAACCGTCATAGTCTGTAATCCTGCGCAGCTGCCCTGAACCAGTTCCTGATGTAACATACACGCTAGAACCATTATAGATGTTATCACCAGTATCAATTGAAATCTCTGATGATGGCGAAACCGTCAGCGTCAATGTAGTCGCAGTTGACACAGGCGCATCAAATACCTCCTCATAATCAACTCCAATAGTGTTCACTTCAATGACCTGAATTGCACCATCTACCGCAGCATTCTGAACGGCTAGAAGTCTATCAGATTCTGTTGATGTGTCGGATGCCGTTATCGTTTTAACAGGCATGTGTGTCGAAGTCATGAATTTATCAGAGTCACCTAATGAAACTGTGTACATGTATTTCCATGTATATCCATCAGAAGCAGTAAACGGGAGAGTTGAAAATCCAGTAGGCTTAACTGTAGATACTGCGCCGCTATTGTTGTTCAGACATTTGTAGATATTTAATTGGTCAGTGACAACATAGAATGGTTGTTTTGTAGGATCGTACGGATCAATAGTCGTGTGTTTGTACATGGCATAAATCGTACCACTAACCCAGTTATGTCTTGTGACAACATGGGAAACATCTGCTGGTGTAATTCTCTTCGCACCAAACATCTCGCGCTTAACTTTAAAGTGCTTGGTTGCAATGTTTCTTTCTGGTTCGCTCGGATTAGGCTCGTCAGACCACACATTACTGTTTCCGATACACGCATAGAGGATAGCAGACTTTTTCACTGATACGGTGTCAGTCTCATTCACAGCAGCGATAAATGCCTTTGCATTATTGATCGACAATTCTTTGGTTGGATATGTGTATGTTGGCATCTAACTTATTGTCCTGTTATGTAATATGCTTTAGCCGATGATATGCTCGTATTCGACCATGTCACATGCGTTGTTGCTTGCGTTGCACTCGATACTATATTTAGTGGAAGTCTATAGTACTGATTGGCAGAAACTTCCAATATAAATACGCCACCATTAATAAATTCATTCTGCATATCGCTGTTAACACCAATAATGTTTTGACTGCCGTTGGCGATCGAGAATGTGCCAGTAGCTTGAATCCGTGTTACGTTATTGGCTGTGACTACAACGTCAGCAGCAATGTCAGAACTTGATTGATATTGTCCAAACAAGTTCTGTCCCGCTGGATGTGCAAGGTCTAATACAACATCTCTATATCTTTGTAAACTTAAAGGTGTCGCTATCTCGTATGAGAATTCTTGATACTTATTGCTATCTTGTATGATTCCTCGCTTTGTAGAAACGTGACTTCTAGAGCTAGAATAATATCCTTCAGAGTTGGCTACATTCTGTAACGTCAGATTCGCCAGTGCTTGCGTTGAGTCCGTTCTGCCTGACTCGGCAAAGCGCACGAGTTCATTCTGCTCATGTGAGAATCCTGAATCAACTACACGGACACCAGTTATCGTGCCGTCAGCGCCTATGTCTGCACGAACCGATGCGTTATCACCTAACACGCCCCTATCAACAATCTTCACAATCTTTGCTGATCCAGTTGCAGTTGGCGTTCTGGTATCTGTAGTTCCAGGAACATACTCAGAGCCGTGGATATTTATTGCTACTGTTGTGTTATTGGCAAAACTTATGTTTCCAGGACTTCTCTGTAACATCTTCTGCCAGACGCGAATCGTTGTTTCATAAGTTCCATTAGCATGAGCAATTGTAGCTGGAACATTGCTCCCTATCACACCACCTTTAATATCACCGCTTGCGCCAGTAGATGTTTGTGCGACTGCATCATTAGTGTCTAATACTGTTACTTGCGAATCGCCCGTACCCCAATTGACATTATCAGACTGTAGTGTGAGATACTGCTCACCAATACCTAATGCGGCAATGTCATTCTCTCTGACAATAACGTCTGGAGCGACAGTAAATCCAGTACCGCCAATACGGTTTGATAATCTGTCGATAGATCCGAATATGTTATTCTTAAAGATAAGTGAATCACTCAAAGAAGTGTAAGCGTTCTCATATGCAGTATTGGATGTTGTGTATGCAACATTGCCGACTATTGTGGCAGAACCTGTTTTTGCTACACCTTCACCTTCTTTGAATCCTTGGAATGGACCAGTCTGGAACTGGTGTGCTATTGCTGATGTTGTGTTAGAAGTGACTCGCGCTTTAACTAAGTTCCTATACACCCCACCCTTACCATATGCTGCATTGGTCAATGCAGGAGAGAATGCTGGTGTTACTGTAATTTCATTTGCGCTATTTACTGCGGTGACTCTTCGACTAGTCTGATCGCCTGCTTTGATAGCATCATGCTTTGATAAATTGACGCCAACATTTGTTCCTGTTACTGTTGTTCCGCTACTGCTGATTGTTCCTGACTGAACTGTATTGGCGAGAGGCAAATGTTCATATCCTCCAGGAGTATCAGAGATAACATGCTTAACAACACCGAAAGAATATAATTCGTCTCCAGTTATTGCTGAGTCTGCAGTGTTAGCTGTATTAGGCTCATCACCAACAAACTCATCTCCTACCACAACAGTTGTTCCTGCATTGTTAGCAAATTCAACTAGATGGTATCCGATAGTATTTGCATGGAAGGCTGTGACCTCACCCATGTTTGTGCCTGAGTTTTTTTCTGAATTGGTCTTGAAAATAAATTCGCCTTTACCAAATTCGCCTGCAACAGCCGTATCATTATCTACAAATTGACTATCTTCTTGCTTTCTTTGATATGATGTTAGATAGCCCACTTCTTGCTGAGCACCCCAAATAGATGCGCCAGATACACCATCACCAGTATATTGAAATCCGTTTGGACCAGTTGTGTTCTCTGTTATTTGCATGCCGATACGCCAGCCAGTGCTGGTGCTAGCAGGATTAGTCCTGCTTGAACATCTCCACCAACCGTTGCCCGCAGGTTCTATCTTAGTGTCTGTCCACTGAGTTCCTGCGTGGACAACTTTACCTAAATCAATATCAAATATAGGGTAGTTAGCGCCTCTACTTAGTCCTCTGAAATTGATATATCTCTTAGACCCTGCAGCAATCGGTTTAGCATATACAGAAAATGTGTAGTATACGCTGCCATCTCCCTCGCCTGCTCTCGCAGCACCCTTAACACCAAGAAAATGGTCTGTGTCTGTTTCTGTGCCTTCTATGAGGTTCTCAGCGGTTGTTGAACCATCTGGCGCAACAACGTCATTTGATGACGGAACATCACTTCTAGATGAAGTCCAGTGATCATTCTCTTGTATTTCTTCAGTGTCTCTGAGCATATTTCTGATAGAAGAAGTGAATAGACCGAATGTGTCTACTTCTAATACTGCAGCGCCATCAGCCGATGATGCTCCAATTGCAACAATAGTGCCATTGGCATATGATGAGCTGCCATATATCTTATCACCAACTGCAAAAGCAGCGCCAGTATTGGCAACCAAAAGTCTTGCGTCTTTGTTATCTCTATAATGTTGGTTATCAACTACTTCTTCGAGTTCTGGGAAGCCGAGAGTTGGAGCGCCAATAATCGTATGTTGGAGTGTCGACATTAAATTATTGGTGTTTGTGCCATCAGTAACTGTAGGAGCAAGTGTGCCGAATATGTTATTACTAGCAATCAAGTTGGTGTTCATTGAAAGGGCAAAAGTGTCTGTGAGATCACCAAGACCGATTTGAAAAGATCCAGGAGTAATACCGTCACCTGCGATAACTGACCCGATGCTGACCGTTGTGCCGCCAACCTGACTGTCTGTGAATCCCGCAGTATAACCTGAACCGCCATCTAAGATACTAAATGTCAACGCACCACCAAGGTCGACTGTTTCTGTCACAACAACCTTACCAAACGCACCAGTCTTTTCTGAGATTATGTCAACAATGTCGCCAGCAGCATATTGTGCTCCAGCGTCTTGAATAGTAATTTTAGAGATACCAGCTTCAACGGTGATCGTATGTCCTGACAAATTAGCATCGGAAGCGAGAGAGACAACTTCTAAATGGTTGAATGACCCTTTAACATTTGAGACATTGATCTGCATCAAGTCTCTGCCGTTTATAACACGACCAACCACATCTTCGACAAGAGCTTCAGCTTTTGATTCAGCACCACGAATTGTTTTGCCGATAAGCGCATAGTTCTTTTTGTTGTGTGTCGTAACAAGATAGCGATCTAAGTTCCAATCACCGTCCGAAACCTTGAGCATCTGATCCGCAGGATAGTTTATCTCTACAGGCTCATCGTAAATTGCTCTGAATAATAGCTTGTATGAGGCGATTGTCCCTCTAGAACTATTATAATTTTTTATGTATTTCGCTAACAGCTTCTTATCAGAAGCGACATTATACGGAACCGATGGCAATAAAGTTTCTTGGAAGTGTGTCAAATACTCATCAAGAGTTGTATTGATGTTACGATAATCTTCTAAATTCTGTATGGCGTCAGTCAGCTTACCGTTCTGTTCCATGTATTCATAATACGCTTCCACAAAGGCAAGAAAGTTCTCGCCCTCTTCTTTATAGAAGTCTGGAAACTGATTCGCGACAACAGCTGATAGTTTCGATTTTATAGTCATTAACCTTGCTCGCCGTATACATTTATCGTAGCGTCGGAGGAATTCATAAGCAATATTTGCTCTCTCACCGAATTAATATCAAAATTCTCTGGCTTGGCTGAAACTTTGATTTGTATGTCAGCATATGCTGTCGGTGCAAAGTTTGTGATAACAATCTCACCTGTAGTATAATTTACTGTTCCTGCAATGTCGACGATCGTGACTTTGGCGTTAGCGTCACTGTATCTGAAGATTGTGGCGTTTCCTGCCCCATCATCACCAAGATATGCAGAGAATCCATTATAAGTGAACTCGGTTGACTCGATAGTTGATGGTCTCAGCTCATTCTGGAAAGACAACAAAACGTTTTCCGCAACATTGACGTTAGGAACAAACCTTTTCTGAACTTTAATAGCAGCATCATTATTTAAGATTGTTGTAGAAGTGTTGTCGAGCGCACGAACAAACCGTGAATATCGCAGCTTATTACCGAATCGCTCTAAGTTAGTTGAAGCAAAAGAGTCGATTGAATCCCGAATCATCTGCTCCACACTGCTTAATGACAATGTGGTTCTTGTAGTGTCATAGTATGTGGATATTGTCGGGATCAAGTACACATAATCAGCATCAATGATCACGGGATCAATGGCTAGTGGCGTTCTGGTTTTAATTGATTCGCGGATCGCCTGCTTTCTTGTTGCTGTAGCAAACTGCTCATCAAACGGTTTGACCGCAATATAAACTTTACCATAAGCAGGTGGTGTTGCTTCTTCACCGCCATAAGAAATAACAGACTGGAGGTCTGGGTTTTCACTTAATAATATTCTTTGATAGTCATTAGCAACAACGGCACGGTTTTGTGTCTGGAAGTTTCTAGGAGCATTGAACTTTATTGAATCGACATCCTCTTGACTTCTGCCGCCTGCAGCGTTCTTAGTCACTGCAGTGATCGTGGCTGTTGGCGTTGGTGTTAGACCTGTGGAGATACTTTCAACAGAGAACGTATTTGCACCATTAGTAGCATCACCGCTACATACGAGATATGACGCTTTGATGATATTGCCTGATTTAATAGCTTTACCAAGACCGCCTTGCCCAAACACCAACTCATATTTTTTGTCGCTCGCTTCCTCAAGGAAGAATACTGGAGACGTTTCAAAAACCTGATTGACATTTGTTGCTCTAGTGAACTCAGTCACTGTGCTATCTGCAGCTGATTCTTGGACGCTTACAGTGATGCTTGTAGTATCTACGCCGTTGTTTGGAATAACATATCGAACTGGATTAGAAGCACTTGCCGTCCACGCATGCGTGAGTGGCTCGCCCTCTTTAATCGTGATCGTTTTAGAGAAAGTTCCTGTCGCACTCTGGTCAATCTTTTCTACTTGAGTCGTCACATATGTGTATGTAACATCATCAATAGATGTAGTGAACTTTGAGTTCTTTGGTACAGTGAACTGAGGAACACTAGCAGCAACGCCAGTGAAGTTCAGTGTCACATCAGCCGTTGCGCCGATAGCAGAAATAGGAACGTATCCTAATTCCTTTGCTCTCGATACTACAGAATCACGCTGCTGGGCTGTGTCTAAGAACATCTCGTTACCGATCATGTTCAAGTAATATGCATTGTAGTGCGTATTATATGCCAAGACATCAAGAAGAACTGACATAGCAGATCCTTCAAAGTCATAGTCCTTGAACTGTGATTGGGTGCTGAGATATGTCTGAAGATTGGTGCGGATATCCGCAAAATCTAATTCAGTAACTTGTAAATATGTATTTGCTGCCATTACCTGACTCTTTCTAGTATAACGTCTAATACGACTGGTTCTGGATCGTTGAGTACCATAAATGCTACTGATACAGTCAACATGTGTTTTTCTCTGTTTTCTTCAACTAACACCTCAATCACATCAGCACGTGGCTCATAGTTCTTTATGACCTCGCGAATCGCAGATTCCATTTGCTGTTTTACTGCTGCGGTGAATAGTTCGAATAAGTAATAACGAATACTACAACCAATGTTCGATTTGAATGGTCGTTCAAAATAGTCCGTTAGCACCAATGACTTGACTGATTGTCTAACTGCTTCTCTGTTAGTCTTGCGTGTGAGTGCCCCAGTCTTTGGGTGTGCGAAGAACCCAAGACCGATGTCACTAAACAATTCTTTTTTAGTCTCTGCCATTTCTCTCTACTTATTGAGTGTTTTTAGATTCTTGTATTTCTTTTCGTCTGTCTTTACACAGCTTTGAAATTTCGGCTAATGCCTTTCTAGCTCTGGTTCCAGCTGCTTTATTGCCTTGACTAAACTTCTCATTCTCAGCATTATATAACTCAAACAAACTAATTAAATTATCATGTATCATAAAATAAACCTTGACTTGTAATTGAAACTCATGTATAATAGAGATGTACTTCTCTAAGTATTGTAATCTATTTATAACGCCATTTAACCGCCAGCGAAAACATTACCTGAACCAGTAGCAGCAGCATTACCAACCCACGATCCATGACCGCCAGTTGCATCGCCTTTACGATGTACCGCAATACCATTCACGGACACACTACCTGAACCACCAGTCGCAGGATCGCCGCAACCAGTTTTATCGCCAACCCTTACAGCAGCCGCACCATTTACAAACACATTACCTGACCCTGCAGCATATGATGTTTTGTGGAATGGGCTGGGTGTTGGACTTGCGTGTCCAATGTGTGAGTCTGTTCCTTTTCGTACGATAGCAGGCATTAGTTTAGATCAATCCTTCCAGCGTCCATGTCAATAGCTGAACCGCCATTAATGTCCATAGAAGCAGCAGATGTTTTCTGGCTTCCAGTGTAATCTTCGGTCACACTACCACCAACAGATTCGACTATGTTGTCAGTGATCTTTGTTGTTTTACTTTTGCTGTATGTTTCTACAACCTCACCACCAATAGTTTCGTTCTTATCGCCTGTCACATTAATGTTCCAGTCACCGCCAATGGTTGTGTTGCAATCCTGATCAATGAATAGATTACAAACACCTTTAATATGCACATCATTATTAGAGGCAACAATAGTATAATTGTTATTTACAATGTGAGTTACACGATCGCCGTTTGGATGCACTTCATAAAACGTTCCGCTCTTATGGCGTTCACGTATTCTTTCTGCGTCTGGCGTATCGTCATATTCTTTGGTGTGTCCAGACTCTGATTCATATACATGGTTGTATGGATATACAGCAGCATAGGGAGCAGCAGGCTCAGGTATGGTAGTGTCAAGCTCATGTACCTTAGTGTTCTCGCCACGAGCTAGTTTGTTTACATCTGGAATATTGACTTCTGTTGGATACTTACCATTAGGATCATTAAATCCAAGTGCGGTGTCCGCAAGGTTAGTTGGGATGCCTGCTAATGACCCGAGGATCATTGGCTCCTGAGCACGCTCTCCATCTGCGAAGAATCCGATAACCCATGAGCCTTCAAACAGACCAGTAGGTGAATTACCAAAACCGCTTACGGATGCCGAGCTAACACCATTGACTGGAATAGCCCATGGCAGTTCATTGGTAGGGATTGCATCTAATGATTCATTATGCCAACCATACGCACGCACGCGAACCCGACCCAACTGAACTGGATCGTTTCTATCTTCAACTACACCCACAAACCAAGTGAAGTCGCCTCTACCAATATACTCTCGCATTATTTACCTTTTGTTTCTGCATGTTTCAGAAACGATAACAAACCATTTTTTAACGCTTTTTTGGTGCTTTCTTTTTGATCCACTCCATCACTGAGGTGATCGAACTCGACTTCTTCTGAGCTAACTTTTCTTTCTTCCGCGTTTTGCTTTTGGCTTTTTTGCTTTGGGTTGCTCATCTAATTGCTCCACATCATGTTTCGGCAGTTTAATTTCTTGTAAGAATTCTGGCTGCGAAGTTTTCGCTCCAGCAACTTCAGATAAGAACTTTTCTCTTTGTGATCCAGGTAATGGCATTTTTACATCCTCGGTTCGTCTATTGTTGATAACGCATCCTTCGGAGCGTTTTGTTTAATCCAATCAAATACTTGTTTCTGGACAACCGATTCTTTTGAGAAAGGCTTTCCTTCTTTCTTCAGACGCAAGTATGTGAAATCTTTTACTACAATATTACCACCTTTACCAACAAAAACCTTTCCGTCTTTGTTGAGTCTTGGTATTGTGTTTTCTCTATTATTAAGAATGACATTTACTTGACCGTCAACACCTCTCGGCAAGTTACCTTTGACAATCTCGGACATTGTTTGGGCAGCACCCTTGTGTGTCTTCAGGAGAATATCATCAGGCACTATGCGTGGTCTTTCTTGGTTGTTCTGAACAGCAACTTCATACTTTGTTAAGACCCAGTTTACATGAATGTCTTTGGGCTTATATCCTACAGCCTCGACCAACTTCAAAACTTCGGTCATTTGTTTTAAATCTTTCAATGTGATATCAAATACGATGTTTGGTAATGTGCCTTTCTTGGCAGAACCTGATCGAACAACGTCATTCAACATTGCGGTTAATGAGTTTTCTTTTATTTTAAACTTCTTTGTGAACTCATGTAGCTTGAATACATCAGCTGGCTTACTGAGGTTCAATCCCTTTATCTCTGGATATTTACCTTTCAACTCATTGATTTTAAGGAATGCTTCTTTCCACACATCAACATCACGGACTTTAAACTTATCACCTTCCATAAAGTTGGCTAAAGCAAACCCTTTACCAGAACCTGCGCCTCCAGCAAGGAAAACAATCTGTCCATAACGAGCGCCGTTATTAAACATGATCAGCTTCTCTTCAAGCTGTTGGTATTGTTCCATTAATTGCTTTTCTTTAAACGAGAGAATCATACTTTTATACCTGTGTCCTTGCCGCATTCCATTATTGTAGTTGATGTATCGCCATTATTGCCTAGCATTTTTTGGCGAACTTTTGTTACGATATACTTACCACTCAGGTATTTATCTTCCCCGTCTTCTTGGTCTTCCGTGATGGCTGATGGTGGGATTGTCAAATAAATGACGTCACCAACATCAATTTCACTGTCTCCAGGAACAGTAACTTCCATCATCGTATTGAAGATGTGAGTAGAGTATGAGTCTGTGTGTCCTGCAGTTTCATTAGACGTTTTCGGTAATGGTTTCTCGGGCTGGAAGTTTGTGTCAGAATCTCTGCCGTGGTCTGTTGTGAATAGTCTTGATATTGATGGCTTTTCTACGAGACCTGCAATTTTCAATGACTGTAATGTCTTAAACTTATCAAAGTGTTTCTCATAATCAAAGTTTGTCACACGCTTAGTCTTTTTAAGTAGATCGATGTGTGTTGATTGCGTTTTGTATAAACCTTGTTCTATATTGTCTAAGAAATTAGCTTGCTTAATTACATTAAACGACATTATTTTATTTCGATCATAATTCTTTTCTGCATCGCCAACAGCTGTGTCGCTATTCATTATAGCATATGTAAATGTTTCTTTAACCTCTTGCTGGACAAGAGATCCTATATTGCGATAATTAAATCCATGACTATTCTCATAGAAAACGTAGTATGGGATGTGATCATCAGAGTCTGACTCATCAGCAAAGAAGTCTATAGTATCATCAACAGAAAGGTTTGGTATTATGTAGCGTTGTGCTCCTGTTGTCTCGTCTATGGTTGGAGGCTTACTTACTTGGAACCCACAAACAGTTCTTAGATCATAATACAAACCATTAATAACTGGATTATAGAAATACTCTTTCATAACAGAGCTAATCATATTAGAAATTTTATTGCCACCACCGTTACCAAACGATTTGTGTACCTTTTGTGAAGCGTTCGTCACAGCTTCAATGCTAATGCCTGTGAGGATATATGCTTCACTTCTTTCGGCAATCTTACTTCTATCTGACAATTCATATAGCGAGAATATATGATTCTTCCACTCAAGATCATCACTATTTGATCTATATGAAATGCACAATAGTTCTAGCCCGCCAAACCCGCCTTGCACGTTAGAGTCTGGATCACCCTTGAGCGTATTGATAAGACCGACTGAATCGTTGATAACAATTTCACAAGTCATATAATGCTCAAACAGATTCTGAAAGATGCTGAAGTCTAATACTAGATCTTCAATCTCAATTACCTGCCCTGATGATGATACAAGTGTGAATGACCTGACATCAACGTCTCCAGGTTTATTGTATCCTACTGCACTATCGCCTGTCATTGCCATTATTAGATGCCATTCCTGAGTACATTTTCAACTTCATCACGTACAGTTGGTAAGTATTTAACATCCAACAATTCGATGTCGCGCCTTTTTTCATTCAACTCTACTTCGTAATCATACTTTGTCACGCCAGCTACATTATATTTGTATGCACTGTCGGTTGCGTTGAATGTTGTCAGGTCAACGACCAATACCCTTTCTTCGATTATAGTGCCGTCAATAAGAGTTCGTTTTTTGGCTGGTGTGTCGACACCATTCGCATCTCTATGTCTGCAGAATATCCTATACTCATGGATAGTGCTCTGAGCTGTAGCAACAGAACCATACTTTCCTGCGACGAAATTCTCGAAGTTATCTCCGAATAATGGGAAGTCGCGCAACACGTCATTCATATCATTAAAGTGCATAACCAACCAAGAATAATTGGCGCTGCCATAATACTTCTCGGCTATTGTGTCTGGGCGGTCACCCTCTTGAATTTGATAATCATAAAAGACCAGTGCTCTATCTTTTAGACTTGAATCTACTTTAAATCTGCGCAAGATGTTTGTTAGCTTAACCGTTCGGTTTTCGTTTGTAATATCATGCGGTGTTGTTGGGAAATATGAAAAGTATTTTGACATTAGCTGCTTTCTCCTCCAACTGAGAACCCTGTTTGATTCGGATTGTCCATATCAGATTTAGTGATGATTTTCATTTCTTGGAATTGTAATGTTATCTCAACAGAAACAGGAGCGCCAGTATCTTCGAAGAACAAAGGGACTCCTTGCGAATTATAACTGATGTTTAAGTTCTTGAGAACACAATCGCCAATAGAATATAAGTTACTTGAAATGCTATCAGCAAAGTTGATCACAAACTCATCGGGATAACTGAATGCGAGATTGCCCGCAAAGAAGTCTGGGTGCATATGGTATTTAAAGGTGTTGATTATCTTTTTAATCTGCTCAGACTCTTGCATGTTTCGGGCAATAAATTTATACGCAAACTCATGCTCTCTGAATCCAACACCCTTGAACATGACAGCCATATGAGGGTTTATTGCAATGCCTTCATTCTTACCGATACCTGCCGCAACACCACCTGCTGTAGCACCACCCGCAAGCAACGCACCAAGACCACCACCGACAGAACCTGCCGCCGCTGTTGTTGCCGCAGCCGCACCAGCAGATAACAATTCTTCA